TGATTTGTTGAAGGTAGAAGTAAAAGTCCTTTTGTTAGAAGTCGAGATTAACGGGGAGGTAAAAAAGTTTAAGAGAGGCGATATAATCGACCTCCCGAAAGCGAAAGTTAGACAGCTCGGGCTATCTGTCGCGAAATATGTACCCCAAGTAGTCGACTACGAAGAGGTAGAGGACGACACCCCAGCCCCCGGAGGTTCGGCGAGGATCGCCGATTCAGGAGCAGGTGCTGAGCCTCCCGGTAAAAAACGCAGGTGATATAATGGTCTTCGCTACCGTGGGAGAGGTCCGGGCTGTAGTTCACACGTCCACCCTCAAAGACGAGGACATCCTGGGAATTATAAACGAGATCTCTAAGGAGATCCTCGTAAGGGCTGGGACTACAGACGAGAGTAACCCTCTGCTAATTTCTGCAGGAAAAAACGCGATTTACGCGGCTGTCCTTCGCAGGATGAAACTCACTGGGGAGCTTGCAGCAAGAGTAAAACACGGCAGTGGAGAGCAACAAAACGACATTAACCAGGAAATCCGGTATTACGAAGACAATTCAAACCGGTACCTGCGAAAATATCTCTATTCAGCTAATACCAGATTATACGGAAGGGTTGGCTTAGGAAGTGTAAACCATAAGATATAAAATCGGCGTTGGTCTTTGAATGAACTCGTTAGATTTTGGGATGGTACACACCTGCAAAATAATACAATCTGTTCAAGACCAGAGGCTTAATTTTGTCTCTGGAAGCAATCCGTTCTATGAAGGACACCCAGTTTCAGGCTCGATTTCTAAAGCCAACGGCACTATAAAAACGGTAGTTGTTGAGTCTGGCAATTGGGTTTCTGGAGATGCAGCCGGATACCTGATTCTATCTTTTGTCTCTGGTCTTTTTCTAGACGGGGAAACTCTCAAAGAAGGCGACACAGAGCATGCGAAAGTCTCAGGCAGTCAGATCCCACATACTAACGGCGTTGGTACTCCTATTACCTCTACAAAACAGACCCCTGTTAAATGTCTATTTTCTGAGGTTCATAGATCAGGGGAAGGAATACAAAACTTTGAGAGTGGTGATTACATCGTAAAAGGTCCACTCATCTTCCTTCCTGGAACTACAAACATAGAAGAGGGCGATTATATTCTTGGTGATGTACCCGGATTTAATAAAACATACAAAGTGTTGAAAGTTACCGCACATTATCGGTTATTTTCCTCGATAATAGACCATATTGAAGCAGAATTGCAGGCGGTAGAAAAACGCAATGGCTGAGATGTTTAAAATCAAAGTCGAGGGCGTTAAAGAGCTCCAGGCAAAATTTGACGGCATAGAAAGAGAGCTTGAAAAAGCACTAGCCGACGCTGTTTCACAGGCGGCTATCGTAGTGGAAAGAGAAGCGAAAGCAAACTCAGAACGCGGCGGTAATTCCTTCCCTCACAGGATAACCGGGAACCTGATGAACTCTATAAAAGAACTTCGGCAAATTTCCCAGCCTGGTAGAGTGGAAAGCCAAATCGGTACCGCTGTGGAATACGGGCCCAGGCTCGAATATGGGTTCATGGATACCGATAGACTAGGGCGAAGGTTCAACCAGCGCCCCCGGCCCTTTCTCCGTCCTGCTCTCGACGAAAACGAGGCAGAGATCCAGGCAGCTTTCGAGAAGTCGATTAATGCAGTAACAAGAAAGTATCGATAAAAAGCAGGATGTTAAAAATGATCGAGGCAGCAGTACGGGACATTTTGTTATCTGATCCTAATATCGTACAATATGCCGGAAATCGGATATTTCCCTTAGAATTGCCCTTAAACTGTAAACTTCCAGCGATATCTTACTTCAAAGTTTCAGACCCATATAAACAGGTTTCAGGTTTCCCCCGCTTTCAAGTGTCATGTTGGGCAGAGGATTACGAGGAATGTTTAAACTTAAAAAAAGTCGTAACGGATGCCTTAGAGGGGTTCTCGGGTACCGTTAACAACGTAACAATAATACGAATTATTCCGATAGATGCCCCTGATTTCTACGATTCAAACGTGGGCGTCTATCACATTCCAATTGATTTTAAAGTGATATACAGGAAGTGAAAAAAATGGTTAACTATCAAACGACAACCCAGAAAGTAAACAGTATCAGATTTGGATCTGCAAAAATAGAAGTAGGCGAAGACGTGGCGAGTCTTGTAAACCTTGGGACAGCTCAAAATATCGAGTTTACCGAAGAGTTTACCCCTATCGTTTTGAAGCCCGATAACGCCCCAGAGATAACAGTCGGGGTCCGTGAACACTACGCAACCGCTAGATTTGATTTGTGGGAAGTAGACCTCAGTAATCTTAATTTGATAAGGGGAGGTATCGACACTTATACACCCATCGCAGGCGATCCGGTTACAGTTACCGACGAGCCCGTAAAACTGACAGGTACCAAAATGGTAAGACTCGCAAACAAGAACGGCGACGGGTCCGAGCCTACTTCTATAGTCGTTAAGGGGTCCGACGGCGGCGAAACGGTCAGAAATACCGATTATGTTTTAGGGGTTGACGCTGCAGGATGGCCCGTTATTGGCAGAGTCGCAACATCCTCAAATATAGCAGATGGGGATACTGTCAAAGTTACCTATACCTACACTCCTAACGCTTCCGCAAAACTCAGCACCGGAGGCAAAAATATAATTAATCCCCGCGTGGTCCGGTTGACTAATACGAACGCAGCCGGTAAAAAATTCCAGATCACAATCTATGCAGCCAAAAACCAGAAAGGGATCGAGCTTAAACTTCCTGGTGATGACTCAGAAGACCCGGTCGCGGTACCAATCGAGCTTAAAGGTATTATCGATCCAACCAGGACCGCAGGCGACCAGCTTTTCGAGATCCTGGACGAGCAGGGGGTTTGAGTATGTCTGACGATCTACTGAAAGATTTCGATATTCTTTCTCCTCCAAAAAGAATTGCCCGGATCGGAGGGGAGGAAATTGATGTCACAATCGTTCCTGCGCGAGCTGCCCTGAAGTTCATCAATTTCTCAAAAAAATACAGTGCTAAATCGCTTGAATCTATGGATCAGGACAGCTTTGACCCTTGTATAATTGATGATATCCTCGAAGTTGTTGAGCTTGTATGCAAGCGGTCAAGCACGAAAATTACCCGCGACTGGCTTCTTGATAATGTAGACATCAAGGTCCTCGTGGAGTTCGTGCAGTATGTCTTTGCAGGCATGAAAAATGTAAGCTCTGAAGAATCCTCCTCAAGAGAAGAAGGAAAAAACTCACCATCTGGGACATAATCTCCCAACTCGGACAGATGTACGCCTGGGCGACTCCGGAGAAGCTTCTCGATGAAATGAGCTTGGAACAAATTATCTTGTTCTATCGGTATGGATGGGAAGCAAGGAAAACGAATGCTCAGGTATATTGGGGTGTCCTCGGTCAAGCTCTCCAGGGCACGGAAGCAGGGGAAAAGGTACAGGGCCTTGAGAAGTTCAAAGAAGCGCATCCGGACGCAAAGATAGAAAACGGTGCTTGGAAAGTGAGCAGGTGATTTTGTGGCAGTAGGTGAGCTTGTTGTATCAATTATAGGGGATATTAAAGAACTTTCCAAGACTTTCGCCCAGGCCAAGACTGAAATAGGTGGTATCGGAAAAAAGTTTCAGAGTGTGGGAACTGCCCTTAAAGACACTGGAAAAACGATGTCTACCTACGTCACGGCTCCTCTCGTAGGCATAGGCGCAGTTTCACTTCATACTGCAGCTAATTTTGACGACTCAATGCGGAAAGTTCAGGCTGTTTCGGGTGCAACTGGATCGGATTTTGAAAAACTTACAAAACAGGCTAGAGAGCTTGGAGCGACCACGGCATTCTCGGCATCCGATGCAGCGGACGCAATGTATTACCTTGCACTCGCAGGCTGGGACGTCAACGAAATCATGGACGCCACGCCTGGTCTTCTGTCTCTCGCGAGTGCGGCAGGTATGGATCTCGGCGAAGCGGCAGATATCGTAAGTGACACAATGTCAGGTTTCACGATGACCGCTGACCAAGCTGGGAGAGCGGCTGACGTTTTTGCAACCATCACCTCAAGCGCAAACACTGATGTACACCAGCTAGGCGAGGCTATGAAATATGCTAGCTCGACGGCAAACGCTGCAGGTATGGACCTTGAGCAGACTGCAGCAGTGCTTGGAGTTCTCGCCGATTCTGGTATCAAGGGATCCATGGCTGGAACTACATTTAACGCAATGCTTAGGGATATGAGAAAAAATGCCGTCGACGGCACAATTGCGATCGGGAGACACACGATAGCCCTCTACAATCAAGACGGGACTATGCGTGACCTTGGAAGTATCATGGCAGAAGTAGAAAAAGCTACCGAGGGGATGACTGACAAACAAAGAGATGCTGCTCTAAGTGCGATTTTCCAGGAAGAGTCCATTAGGGGAGTAAACATCATGCTTGCCACGGGCTCAGAGCGGTATCAAGAACTTGAAGCGAAGTTACGAAGCTCGGAAGGCGCAGCAAAAAGCATGGCTGACACTATGGAAGGAGGTGTTGGCGGGGCAATTCGAGAGATGGAGTCCGCTCTTGAAGAACTCATGATAGTTCTGGGGAATATAATAGTTGTGGGAGTTACACCGCTTATAAAAATTATCACTGAACTGGCAAACTGGTTCTCGAAACTCCCTGCTCCAATTCAACAAGCCGTCGTAGCTTTAGGAGCTATACTTGCGGCAACTGGAGCGCTCCTCATAGTTATCGGCTCGGTTGCCTCTGCGATAGGTTCTCTAGTTGCACTATTCGGCTCAGAAGGTGCTCTCGTTACAGCAATGACGTTTATTTCGAAAACAGTGATCCCCGCGCTTGGGTCCGCTTTAGGAACTTTACTTTCACCTGTCGGTTTAATTGCTATCGCAGTCGCAGCCCTTGCTCTTGCATGGAAAAATAATTGGTTCGGAATAAGAGATACTGCTAACGCTGTTTGGTCATGGCTGAAAACTTCCTTGAGCAATTTAGCAAACGATTTCAAAACGGCTTATACTAATATCATCAATCAGGGAAACACTTTAAAAACACAGTTTGGCAATGCCTGGAATTCAATTATAACCCTCTACAATTCATTAAAAACTCAACTGATTAATGCAGTAAATACACTTGCGACCAGCTTAGCAGCTTCATATAATAAGATAGTTGCAGGAGCTTCAAGCCTGCTTGCTTCATGGAGAACCCACTGGACGAATTTCCAGACAACTATCAGCGCAGCTGCAGGGACGATATCAAACTATCTCAGTACACTGTACTCAAACATTCAGGCCCGGTTTGAAAGCATCAAAACTGCAGCCTCTTCCATTCTCTCAGCCTGGAAGACACACTGGTCGAGTTTCCAGTCAGCGACCTCGGCAGCAGCTTCAGCTTTGAATAGTGCCCTTTCTTCCATGCACTCTTACGTTCAGAGCCGGTTCAACCAGATCAAGAGCGCAGCCTCTTCCATTCTCTCAGCCTGGACGAGTCACTGGAACAATTTCAAGAGCGCAACGAGTTCGGCAGCTTCAGCTTTGAATAGTGTCCTTTCTTCCATGCACTCTTACGTTCAGAGCCGGTTCAACCAGATCAAGAGTGCAGCCTCTTCCATTCTCTCAGCCTGGAAAACTCACTGGAACAATTTCAAGAGCGCAACAAGTTCAGCCGCGAGTTCAATTAACAGCGCGTTAGGCTCAATGCTGTCTTATGTTCAGAGCAGATTCAACTCCATAAAATCTGCAGCCTCTTCCATTCTCTCAGCCTGGAAGACACACTGGTCAAATTTTGTAAGTGCAACATCTTCAGCAGCGAGCAGTATAAGCAGCGCACTGTCATCCATGCTCTCAAATATGCAGAGTAGGTTCAACTCGATAAAATCAGCCGTGTTAAGCTTACTGAACGATTGGAAAACGCGCTGGAATAACATTGTAAGTGCGACGAACAGCGCGGGTTCTCAGGTAGTAAATGCAGTGAAAGGTATAGCCTCGGATGTAAAAGCCCTGGTATCAAATTTCTCAGCTGCAGGACGGGCTATCATGGACGCTCTGTATGATTCTATATCGTCTGGATTCAGTAAGGCAATTAAAAAGGCAAAGGACTCACTTAAGGAACTGAAATCCTACCTGCCTTCTTCACCGGCTGAAAAGGGTCCTTTCCGTGTTCTACCAAACTGGGATGCCGTTTTTTCTGATCCTATCGAGGCTTCCATCAAAAAAGTCAGGTCCATGTCTGGAGATCTGAGAAGCGCACTATCAGGACTCAGAAGCCCTATAGACTCCAGCCTGTTAGCCGGGTTCAACCGTATTACAAATGTTACAAACTCGACTTATATCGGTGATTCGATCACAATAGGACCAAATACCCTGAATAGCGGGTTAGATCTCGAAGCTATTTTTGAAGTGGTCAGTCGAATGACAGCCGAAAAAAGGAGAGCCAGGGGGTTGTATAGATGAGCTTTATCTCGGTAACTTTTGCGGGCCTTCCTGTATCTGCGTATCAAGAATCAGAATTAAATTACCAGATCACCGCGAAGGAAGTGCAGCTTTATAACGGCGATTTTTTCGCCGTTCTTAGTCCTGTTAAAAGGAATTTCCCCCGAGCTTTCGACTGCTATACCGAGGATTACTCCGAAATTGACGACCTAGCGGACGCTATCGGCACTTTCGGCACCCTGGTAATAGAAGGCGAAAGTTTTCCAGACTGTTATATTTCGGGGTTTGGCAACATAAAGGAGCTCTGGCGGGGCTCTGGACAGTGGACATATAATATAAAATTTTCAAAGGTGGATCAACATTGAGCGAAGCAGCAGCCGCAGCTTTTGCGGTTCCTCTTATCGTTATTGATATGGTTTCGAGGGACCGGGAAGGCAACATCACAGAACATATAAGAATTCACCCGGACGGGTGCGAGGAGGTGTTAATATCGCGACGCTAACCGATAAGGCACTTGAAGGAACTGCCAGGATGATTATAGGGGTCTCTCCCCCAAATCCCTTTATCTACATGGCAACAGGGACGGGGGCAAGGGCCGAAAGTACCGCCGACACTGCATTAGAAAACGAAAACACGCAATACGGAGCACAGAGGGCGCAGGCGACCGTATCTTATGTCAGTCTTGGGATTTCACAGTGGTCTATTCTGTATGCCTTTACTGGACCAGTGACGATTAGGGAACTGGGGATATTCAACGCTCCCGTAGGCGGCGATATGTTCCTCCGGCACGTTCTCAGCGAAAATAAAACGTATGCGGACGGGGAGAGCGTCGAAATAACCATAACTAACACTATGGTAAGGGTAGACGCAGCGTAAACAATTAAACTTTAGTTCTCAGCAGCTCCAGGAAACACCATGGAGAAAGCAAACAGATAACGATTATCAAAACAACGCAAAAATTTTACTAAGGAGGTTGAAAAATGGCACTTTCAAAAACGCCGACACTTATACTCGATAACGTAACGATAGCAGCAAACAGCGCAAGCGCAGCCAGCACAGGGGTAGACCTTAACGACGCGGTCGACTTCGGTATTGGCTACCAGATGACGTTTCACGCAAGCGCAACAAAAGGGGCTCGTATTGACCTGTATGCCGATCCTGCAGGAGCTTCACAAAATTTCACCATCGGGACTTATGCCGATCCCTGCGACTCAGGGGACGTCCAGGTCGACGCAGGGCACCAGGTACAGGGATTTATACAGATGCAGAGAGCCGCCCGTTATGTGAGGGCCAGAGTGGTAAACCTTGACACAGGGCAGGCAATAACCGGGTGCTCTCTCTGGGCAATTGTGCAGAAACCTTAAAACCTTCTCCAGGGTGGAAGCGTGAGTATAAACCCTTATCCCGCTTGGAAGTATAAGCTAGAAGTCCATGTCACAGGATTTTCGACGACTAAGGATTTCCTGGCTAATATGATCCTGCTTTATCGTCCAGGGATGCGGGCAGATTTCAGGGATATAAGAGCCTCTACCAAAACAGGGGCGAAAATCCCTCTGTTTATCGAGTCGATAGTGGAGTTCAACCAGGCGTTCATATGGTTTAAACTTCCTAAAAATTGCGATTTCTTTTATCTGCACTACGGAAACGGCGGGGCAACTTCCGAAAGCGACGGTAAGAAGGTTTTCACATTCTTTGACCATTTTGAAAATTTGGATACTACAGTCTGGCGTCTAATAGCCGGCTCAGCGACTGTTTCAAAGTCGATACTCACGCTTCAAAACACGTCACAGAGTAGCGTTTTAGAAAGCTACTCGACATTTCCCCCTAACACAGTGGTGGAAATCAAGGCACAGTACAACGCAGGCAACCGGACAATTTTTGGATACCGGAGTTACAGCTCACAAAAAGCAGCAGCCTGGCAGAGTTCGGCAGCAGGAGACGCGAATAATCAGAGGTTCGCTCACAACGGCACGACCGGCAACTGGGACAGCGACGGAGTAAACAGAGCAGGGGGTTCCTATTATGTTTATGGAGTCGCTCACCTGGTATCCGGGCCGCTTTACTACGTCAATTATACCTATCGCGGGACCATTACAGATTACATCCCCGGAAACGTCTCCCTGCCTGTTCAGTTCTATTGCTACTCAAATACAGGACCATTCAGGGTCGATTGGGTTAGGGTTAGGGATTTTGATGCGACCCTACCAACTCTCACGATAGGGCGGAAGTTCACAACCCAGCCTAAAGGATTTCCCTGGGATAATGCAATTACAGAGGCAAATACCAGGATGGGAATGTATCCATCCGTAAATATAAAGTCATTTTTAAAAAATATTAATACTAAATTAGGGATGAAAGCCAGCGTCATGTTCAGACGGCCGCTTTTCTATAGCCACCAGCTCAGAAGTCCTTATCCTCGCTGGAAATACAAAGGAGAAATAGAACTTGGAGAACAGGAGAGCCCGGCACGGGTCCGGCTCCCTATCCTCCCAGGCATGGCTCTCGACGGGCGAGATCTGAGATTCACGGACAGAGCAGGGAACGACCTTAATTTTAATATTTTTGATATCGGGTCTGACTATCTCGACTGCTGGGTCGAGATCCCTGCAGGAACTCGTATAATAGATTTTTATTACGGTAACGGAATCGCTAAAACAAAGAGCGACCCCTCTATAGTCGGAGTCCCACAGACAGAAACAATCGTAACCGTAACCCCCCATATAGGCGGAGGGGGCGACGTCTGGCAGTTTCCAGGCTGGAAATATCAGCAGGAAATAAACCTCTCGGCTACGTCCTCGGCTACCGGAGGCGAGCAGATCCTCCTCTCTATTCCATACCGTCCAGGCATGACAGCAGACGGCAGAGATTTAAGATTTTATGACCTGGCAGGGAATAAG